GACCAAGTACTGGTAAATCTTTTGCTAAACCAATAACTACCAATGGCCTTTGATCGGGCAACAACGTTATATAATTAGTCGCACTAATGGTAACACCAGCTGCTATGATTGCTATTTGTATTTGACTCATAGTCATACCAGGCGTTAACGTTATGTCCGAATTGCCAGTACGCATCAAAAAGCTAAAACTTATTGGCGTACTAATTATACTAGTTTCAAAGTCACCAATGATTTCTTGTACATTGAATTGACTTACTGTTGTACTGGGTATAGTGACACTAGTTGAGCTAGATCCAGTATTCATCATAAAGATAGGTGTTTGAGAAATGCATTACGTACGACAGGAGTTTACGCATCAATATTATCCTGAAGTTCAACCGATTTATTGTATCTCTACAGCAGTCAGATTAACGCACTATTGTTTCAACTTGTTGATTAGTTGAACAATACGATCGTTGTCCAATACCTGCGGGCCGTATCGATCCATAGTAATGTCGTCATATGATTTCAAACGTGAGCCATCAAAACGATAAGCTTCTTCAACTTGTGCGTTCAATCGAAGTAATTCATTGCGCACCTTATTAAATTCTGTTCGACCATACGACCACATAAAATTCATTGTACTGTCAGCCTGGTTTAATAAATTTGTTGGACTAATGTCACCTTCACAATATCTACAGATATTATAAATAACATCTTTGTCCATTAATGCTATCAAACCATATTTAGCATCGTTTTTAAATGTGCGTTTTAAATAACTTAAGTCACTCTGAAATACAACAGGCATTTTGATGTCCTTCTTTGTTGTACTAGTATAAGTTATTCCTAATTCAGCCATGTACGTTTCATAAGTAATCATGTTTAATTTACTACTTGCAAAATCTGATACACCGACCAAATTATCATCGCCATAAAACTTTGCACAAATGTCATCGTGAAAAGATACTAACGTTCCGAATGCTTTTAAATATGCGTATCGAATTAAAATCATATTTGCTAGACAATTAAATTCAGACGTCAAAGAACAACCAGAAGGGTTTCCTTGACGAAAGAAATGTACTATGTCTTCAGAAATATGATAGCCAGCAAAACAAGCAATGAGCAAAGCTCGTCTTATTCGCTTATTCTCTTCGCAATCATCATACCATTCGTTAATGACATCACATATCATTTCACATATCCAAAACGGTAATGTACTATCGTAATTCGAATAATCACCATTAATGAAATGTTTAAATTTCATCATACGTTTAAAAGCTAAATCCCAATCCGTACTTTCACAATTCATACCAATCGAAATTTCACCATCAATAAACGTAGTATGGCACAATTCAAGAAAACGACCAACATACTTTCTCGTCAATAAAACCAAATCCATAGGTCCAACTTGAAAAATTCGAGTTTTACCAGCTTTGACTTTGTCAATAGGTCTCGTTTCATTAACTTTTAAAGTATCTTTAAATACCGTTGTTTTGATCATGTCACGTTTAGCCATTTCCAATCGTTCATCAAGCATCTCTTGCATCTCTTTAGTAGGTTTGTAAGATTTGCTACCATCTGGATTCACTAATTCTTCAAACCAAGGTTTCTTTTTCTCACCTGGTTTGTAGAAATCAAACGGAAAGCCTCCTGACGTCGTAATATCAATTTGATTTAAAACATCAGTACCATTGACCATTTCGTAATCAGTCAATATATCTTTACGTTTTTGTGCATTACAAGGCCACGAACGTATCGTTTCGATCATATGCGTCTTGATTGTATCATACATATCTTTAGGTATCATCTTACTATAATTTGTTAATTTCTTAACACCAATTTCATAAGGTGATACTTCAACGCCATCTTCATTAATAAATTTTTGGACACGAACAGGTTCC